TTTACATCTCCGGCCCCATCCATTAGGAAAAGCCATATCTCTCTCCTTACGTCGTGAACTCTACACCGAGACCGTAAACTCCACGATCAGCGGTCAACGTGACGAACTCTTTCGGACTGACTATAATATTCGTATCCTGAAAACCTCCAGGATACGCCGGTCGAGCTGTATCGATCGCGGTCCTGGCGATCTTAAAATCGACCGAGGCGATCCCTGGGACGTTATAAATCGGACAATATAATTCCTGAAAGATAACATCGTCCCCTATATTAAAAGTCTCCAGGAACTCGATCAGATTATTTGATATCTGAGTGAAACCGTCCTCCGGAAACGTGCCATTATTTAACAGAGTTATCGTCCCTTTTATCCAAAGCCAGATCTCCGTCGCCTTTGAAAATCCGACTTGATGAACTCGGCCGACGGAGTCAGTCACGTCCTTTATAACATCTCCGAACGCCTGGATCCCTGCCGGTTTAACTTGCCAGATTTCATCGGCGATATCTTGCTCGAGTCCTCCCTGGACAATCGTCTCGAACGCTTTCGGAGGGATCCCGTCGACCGTTACCGTCTCAGTATTTTCGACGACAGAGACCGAGATCACGTTGTCGACGTTCTGGAGAATCCTCGCTCGGATCGCGTCGACCGTACCGGAGCCGACGACATTAAGATCCGTCTCCATCCTCTGACGGAGTTCTGTATCTGTTTCGACATCGGTCCCACGGATCCCTGGGATCGTGTTATCGAACGCGGTCACGTTCGGAATCGATCCAACGATATTTATAAACGTGTTGACAGGAACCGCGACCGAGCCAGTTTCCAAAGCATCGAAAAGAGCGAAACTCGAAACCTCGTCAAGGGAGAGATTCGCGCCGACACTCATTAAGATATTATTAAGGCCGTCGACAACGTCGACGATCAGCTCCGGATCCGCGCCGTCCGTCTTTGTCGCCAGGACTGGAACCACTCCGGCCGGTTGTGTTGTATTGATTTCATTGAGGAGTCCGTCGACGATATCGCCTTTCGTCTGAGCCGGACTCGCCGGAGTCGTGAACGAATAGGTCACGGTTTCCAGAGTGACGTCGTAAGTCGTGGACGTGAGCGCGGACGTTACTTTTATTTTAACACGACCGGCGGACGTGTTGACGATCGCCGAGGCATCTCGTATCTGAAAGATCTCGTCCGTTGTCTGGACTCGGCCCTGAGCTGTATCCGGAACCGGAACCGATCCGGACGGATTATCTGAGGTCATAAGACAGGACACGATCGACGGAGTCGCCTCGAGCCTAACAAGTCCGACGAGCTGAGCGGTCCCGTCGAGACTCACTCCGTAAGCTGTCGATCTGAAAGATGACTGATAAGATTTCTCCTGGCCCTCCCAGAGGAGCGCGAGACGCTCTCCGATGATACCTATAATCTGACCAGGGACCGAGTCGTCATCGACTGCGATCTGGCCGAACTGATCCCGAAAGCGTTTCCTTAAACTCTCCAGGACGTCCGTTAATCTTTTCGGGACGAAACCCGTTTCCGTTACTCCGTAATTCATGGGATTGTCTCCTCTATGGTTATCGGTCCGAATTCAGTATCTACTCGGGACCGGACCGTATACGTTCGCGTTTTAACATCGAGATCACTCGACCATTGAGTTATCTCCTTGACGTTCGGGACTGTCGCGATCTCGACCTTAAGCTGAGCCTCGATCTCTGCGATATCTGGATTCTTGACAAAGATCTCCTCGAACCAGGGGACGCCTCGATTTGTATCGAGAAACCATTCTCCCAGGAACCAGAGGATCCGGATCTTAATCTGTTGACCGACTCGATCCGCTCCCTCCACGAACGAGAAAGTGTTGTCCTCGATCGCGATATCGTGAGACGTCAGTCCGAGCTTAATATCTTTTAACATTATTCCGCCTTTGTCTTTGAGGTCAACACGGTCGAAAGTATCGGCTCAACGATCGGAACTGTCGGAGGTCCTGTATTTCCTGAGATCGTTCCGCCTGTATGCAAGTGAGCATTAAACAACGAAACAAAGGTCTCCGTTATTAGTTTTTTTAACAGTCCGGAACCGAGCTCGATCGCAGATCCGTTGACGATAATCTTTCCGCTCTGCTCTATTGTTACAGAGCCAGATCCGAACTTGATCTCTACGTCGTTCTCATTATCGACCGGAGAACTCGATCCGAACGCCTGGATCCCTGGGATCGCGATCGCGTCCGAGAGATCGAACCTCCGAGGATCCGAAACAGAAACCTCGTTTCCGGATCCCTCGAGCCAGTCGTCCAGGGATCTCTCTCCGAAAACCAGGAGGACCTTGTCGCCTTTCTTAATCGGAAAGGTCATCGAAAAAGATCCGCCTCTCGGGAACACAACAGGGACCGCGTCCAGGATCCCGAAAGAGCGATCGTCTCCGTCTGCGAATTTCTGACGGACGACAGGCCTCACAGAAACGAAAGGACCGGCCGGATCGTATTCCTGGACCTCTCCGATCGTTGCCGTATGGACACCGAATAAATAATTCGATATCTCCTGTCTGACGATTTCGTTTATATCTCCCATCCCTCGAACTCCGTGAGCCAGTTTTTCCCGTGAGTATCGCCTGTATGGACAAGATCGCCGACTCTGAATTTCTTATCGTCGCCGGTCTCGTCGCTCGATATAACGACTCTCGTCTTTGGCTCGATTGCACTATTTAAAAGAGCTTTAATTTTAAAACCTGGAGGAGCTTTTTTAGCGTCGCTCTTATCCTTTGCCTCGTTTATTTTTATCGGACGACCGATCAGTCCGCTCTCCTTTGAAAGATAAACAGCGTCCCGTCCATCGTCTCCGTCTTTGTTTACAATCTTAAGCCCTCCGTCCTGGATTGACCAGGTGAAACCAAGTCGTCCGCATACCTTTGAAAGTGCATCGGTCAGAAATCCAGAGAACGCGAAACCATTTTTATATTTAATATCTGAGTCAACAGACTCGATATATTTCTCAGCGATTCCGTTATCCTTAAACTGAGAGACAATATCATTGAGAACGACGCGAGCCTCCGTCTCTCTTTTATAAGAGATTGTCGAGTGTGCATCCCTCGCGACTTTGATCCCGTCGGAACATACGATTTTCGTCTCAACATCAGATCCCGTCTTTATGCTGTTGACACTTGTTATATTTCCGCTATACATAAGAGCCAAGCCGTCGCCGTCTATGTAACCGGCCTCGAGGAGGAGGACGTTATCAAGGACCGCGATCTTTGATCGGTTGTCCTCTTTAAGATTCCAGATCGAGATCTCCGCTGTATTCCCTTTTGTTTTATCCGTCTTTTTGATCTTAAAGGCGACGCGAAGATCGCGGACCCCGATACCCTCCTCCGATCCTAGCTCTCCAACTCGGATAAATGCCTCGCGTTTAAATTGATTCAAACCTCGGCCTCCGGTATATAAACAATATCCACGAGTTCAAGCTGATCTCTCCCGATCTTGTCAATTTCTCCTGTTGTATCCACGGCCCAAAGCTGACCAGGCGGAAGATCATAGGCACGAAACGGAGTTATCATATCATAATTTAAAACGACTCCAAGTCCGGCGACTATTGACGTCCCGTCGGTCCTTTCAAAGGAAACCGTCCAGGAGTCCGTCCTCGTATTATGATTAAATATCAATACATAATTTTCATTATCCAGTTTAACAGTCTGCTTAAAAGAGGCGATATTTTTCGTCGGTATTGTGACCATATTATCCTCCAAAGAGTCCGGCCAGGACTGAGCTCTTAACCTCGTCGACTTTCTCCGAGGCCTTGTCTCCAGTCTCCGTTGTCGCCTGAGATCCGACGTTAGTCTGAGCCGTCGCCAGGTCCTCGATATCCTCCGAGGCGTTCGGGAGACTTACCGTTTCAGTAGTGACTTTCTGGATCTCTCGAAACGACGCGGAGAACCGTATCGAATGACCGTCCCTCGGAGTCCTCGGAACTGATAAGGAGAGGAGGGCCATACTTGTAAAAACCTCAAGCCCTGTTATAACGTCGACAACGTCTCGATC